TGCGAATGTCCAGTATCCCCAGCAATGCTCCCGCATCTTTGGATCTGGGTGTGATATTACAAAACCTTTCATTTGAACCCCGCGAATACGTCCTTTTTGAACTTCTGCCTTGGCTTATTACGTTCTGTATCCTCAGTCATGAAGTGGCCGTTGTCCATAACAGGACGGTCCTCCATGATGTCATCCTGCGCAGATTGCTCTACATCATATAGACGCATTTTGCTACGATCAACCCCAAGAACAAACCTACGATTAAAGTTGGGATCATTGTATCTATTCTTAAGCTGCTTAACCATAATTTGACCGAGGTCTTGAAGTTCTTCTGATGAGATGAGTGCAAACATAAAATCAGCTGTGGCTGGGAGTCCAAAGGATTCTGATGTATCTTCCAATCCCACGTCGCTGTTCGAATATCCGCTTCTAGTTGTCTGAGTTGCACTGACGATAGGAACATTGAATTCAACTGCCAACCCTCGTAGCTCTTCCGCGATTGACTTGATAAGGGTATAAGAATTGACGAGGGAACCATGTTTAATCCTTGATGACATACAAATGTTTAGATAATCAATATAGATAATATCAGGCACAAACTTCTTTTTCAACTTCAATTCGTTTAACAAATGACGAAAATTAGCTGAACCCGCACAAGCTGTTGGGTATTCTTTAATCACCAACTTACCTGTCGTTTTTCTTTTAATCCTAGCGATTTTCTTGTCGTATATTTCTTTTGACAACTGCTTAAGATCATCAACCGTCACATCAAGCAAGTTAGCATCAATTCTTTCGGCTATACGTTCTTCGGCCATTTCTAGCGTAATATAAAGAACGTTCATACCAGCTGACAAATTTCCCGCCGCGCAATGACACATGAAAAGGGATTTACCAACACCTGTACCCGCCAAGGCAATATTAAGAGTCTTTTTTGGTAACCCGCCTTGAGTAATCTTATTGAAATATTCTAGATCGAACGGTATTCTATCTTCTTTCGTATGATAGAATTCATAGCGATCATCCGAGTCTTCAATGAAATCATGCCCAATGTGTGTATCAAATGATACGGCGAGCGCGTCTGATAAGATCTGCGGTATGGCCCCTTTAGAGGTTTTCCCATCACCGTCATCCAATATCCGAATGGATGACATGATCGCGTTGTAGATAGCCTTATCTTGACAGAACTTTTCTGTCTGGTCGCTGAGCCATTCAAGTTTTGTTTCTTTATCTTCCGCGAAGGCACTGATAATTTCCTTTGATTGGTTGAAAACTTCTTGATTGATTCCGTCTTTATTAGACAGGTCGATCGCCAAGGCTTCTTTGGATGGAAAAGAGTTATACTTGTTAACGTATTCCTGAACGAGTTTAAAAATAATTTTATGTGATTGATCTGAAAAATATTCTTCCTTAAGAAAAGGAATAACTTTACGGGCGTACTGTTCGTTATAAATTAGATTAGAAAAGATTGTTATTTCAATCATCAATGATCCCTGATATTAGTGAAATATCCCAATACATAATTTTCTGCAGCATCAGACACGTAATGAATAGAATTGTTTGGATAAGCTATTGAATGAATATACTTTTCTTTTTCAAAAAAGTCAATAGCGTAATAATCGTCGTCTATACGGTTAATTACAGCCTTCTTCAATTTATCGTCAGAGTAATACTCGTCAATGATTTTATTCGACATCTTCATTCTCCATTATAGCGCCAGTCGCCATCTTATACTTGTTTTCAATAAAATTAGCGAAGTCGGTTTCCTTAAAAAGAGTTGTCCAAAATTCTTTATTATCAACAATTTCACTGGCTCTAAATGAAGGAGTGCGAACTTCGCCTGTTACTCTGTCAACAGTCGCATACCAACCAACCTTTGGCTTTGTTATATAATTACCTTCTAAGGCCACATCGAGAAGGCCAGACCAACGGTTAATACCACCTTCAAAAGAAACGGTAATCGGTATCTTTGATTTTTCTTTGACAAATCTAGACTTTTCAACATTGATAACAAAATGATATCCTGCAATCTCATTTCCTTCTTTATCCTGCTGGCGGCCGAGAATCCAAATATTATCAGCGCCATAATAAGCACCAGTACCACCACCAACAATCGCTTTAGGAAACATACCAATTTCCATGTAAGTATGATTAATGGCAACCATAGGAATATCTTTGAGTGAAAGATGAGGCGTAATCATACGAAACAATGATTTAAGTTGCTTTGCACGAGTCATATCAGCTACAGATTTTTCATTCAGCGCATCTTCAACTTCCTTTTTAGAAGCTAGATTACCGATCGAATCAATTAGAATCATTACATGATCGCCACGTTCGATATTCTTTAATTGAGTCATTATATCAAACTTAAGTTCTTCAATATCCGTAATAGGTGTATGAACAACAGAATTAAGATCAATACCGAAAGTTTCAAAATAAGACTGAGGCGTACCGAACTCTGAATCGTAAAATAGAATTATACCATCTTTATATTTCTTAAGAAAAGCTGCAGCGAGTAGAAGTGAAAAGCCGGACTTGAAATGTTTAGAAGGACCAGCAAGCATTGTTAGACCAGGAGTAATACCGCCATCAATAGAACCAGACAACGCAACATTAATCATTGGAACTGATGTTGGAATCATATCTTTCTTGGTGAAAATTTTACTATCAATTAGACTTGCTGTAAGATCTATCGTACTGTTTTTAATAAGTTTTTCTTTAAGTGACATTGTTTACCTCTTATTTACATATTATTAGTATAACTTATGTTTTGCAAAATATCAACTGTTAATATAGTCGTCCATCTTCTTAATGAAGTCTTTAATTTTCTTTTCTCTATTGGGCCAAACAATCGTATCCTTTTCGGGATTCTTCATCAAATTATTAAGCAAAGGCATGATCATTTTACGTAACCCTTGAGCTTTGTCCTCGACATTTGATTTTATTTGGTTTTGCATTTCGTTACTATCGGAAAATGTAAACCCGAAATCGTCTTCAACTTCTTTATTTTCAATCATAGTTTTTCCTTTTAGCGGTTTGTCTTGATATGGGCAATTTATTTTACCACAATCTTTTTTATCATCATCAAAAACAAACAAAACAACCCCGATCGTGACTCATCCAAAAAAATCCTCCAACGTTGATCTTTGTTCTGCTTCCCAACCAATAACTTCAGTTATAGACTTCAATGGTTCCAAAAACGATTTATTGAATTGCATATCACGATCTATATACTTATCAAGGTTAAATTGTTCGGGTAATAGATCAGAAGTCGCGATAACAGTGTCTTGAACTGGATTAGGTATCTTCAAATATGCAAATCTAATTTTATCTCCATCAGAAAGAGGAGGTATATTCGTAATATTATGCTTTTTGAGCATATTATTGAATAATAGAGCGCCCTTAACCTGAATCGGAGTTCCTTTCTTATAGATATCAGCGGAATCTTTATACTTGTTTATTCCTTTCAATCCTCTTGGGAAAGCTACATCCTGAAACGGTAAAGAAGCAAATTCATTTCTAAATTCCTCAATGAATTTTTGTAGAGAAGCTTGATCCTCGTTCATTATTATACTAAGAGCTTTCTTAATATTTTCGCGGCAAGCATGTGGTGTTGAAGAACGAACAGCTTCAATACCAGACAATTTCAACTTGGGCTTGTCATATTGAACTCCTTCAACATTCCAAGCATTAAGAATATACATCTTCTTACCACGCCAAATACCTTTGTTGGCAATGGTTTCACGCTTCATCTGCATCTTTTGCTGATAAGCATTCATCATACCAGCAAGTTCGTCATAACAAGAATTGATATAAGACTGTATCTTTGTTTCACAGAATTGGTCGATCAACTTAACAGCTTTAAGCTCATCGCTGCCTTCAGGAATCAGTCGTTCAAATGTAACATAGATAGAATCAGTATCAGAAGCGATAACGTAATCAACATTTTCAGTCTTACAAATCTTATTCATAAACTGATTCATCTTCTTCTCAATCCAACGAATTGAAAGCTGACCAGAAGTAGTAATTGCCTCGGCATGATTGAAATTAAACCAACGAAAATATTGATTACCAAGAGCGCCGTAGGCTGAATTAAGCTGAATTTTCTTGGCCATTTGAAGATTATGATAACGAGCAATCAACTTTTCATCGTCTTTGCTCTTTGTCTTTTCATAACGTTGTTTGGCTTCAAGCATCATTTTTTTATACTTCGTGCGATCATTATACATACGTTCCATCAAAGCAGGAAGAAACCCCTGCTTGTCTTTACGATAAGTACAAC